ACCAAAAATACATGTAATTTTTCTTGAGGATCAAGACCACTTCCACCATTAGCTACAACAAAGTTTGCAGATTTTCTATAAACATGATATTTAGAAAACTTGTTATTTGTCCAAGCTGCCCAAAGTTCACCGTCTCCATATACATAGTCTCCTCCAGTAGCTATAACTGGAGTTTTAGTTGAAATACCAAAGCCTGATCCTGTGGTTTCGTAAGAAACTCCTCCTATTAAACCGGAAAATCCAAATCGATAAAAATACGTTGTTCCTGTTGTTAAATTTGAGTCAGTAAAATTGTATCCAATTGAGGCTCCTAAATTTATTCCACTGTAGTAAGAATAATTGTTGCCTCCATCAGTTGATCGATAAACTTTTAATGCAGTGTGTTGACTTGTTCCTGCGCCACCTGACGGATAAACTCCAAGAGTTACTCTATTAAAACCTGATCTTGTAACATATGTTTGACCTAAAGTGCCACTTACAATATGAGGCTGAAATGGTAGAATTGAATCTGCCCCAGATAGTTTACTAGTAGATAATTTTTGAAATGAATTATATGGCATATCATATTATGATATTTCTGCGCCAAATGCAATAAAACCAACATCAGTTGTACTACCAGAAACTTTAATACAATTTCCGCTTGCCAACGAAATGCCTAAAGTCATAATAATAGAATCATTAGCTGGTACAGTTGTACCAGAAGCAATGCAGTATTGATTTGCTACGGCAGTTGCGCTAGTAGGAACAACGTGAACTGCAAAAGTTCTAGATGATGTGCTTGAATTTGAAACAATAATTGAAGATACAACAGCGCCACCTGATGTTGCATTTGTATAAAGAGCAGTACCGCCTGTTGTTGTTGAAGCTGTTCCCAAAACTTTATATGTTAAAGCCATAAGTTTATCCTATTTTAAGATTTGTTGTAAGTTTTTCTATTACGATCCCATGAACAAGAATGGGTGAAGGTTAGCTATATCGCCACCATCAACTTTGAGATTCTTTGCGCTTATAGAAACTGTTGTTCCATCGTCAGTTACAGTAGAATTAGCAAGGTTTGATGCAGGAGAACCAAATTTAGATAAGGTGTTTGTGGTAGCTGGGCTGAAACTGATGCTCAATCCACTTGTTCCATTTACTGCAATTGTGCTTGTTCCACTTGTGCCGCCAGCGCCGCTTGTGCCGTTTGTACCGCCAGCACCGCTTGTTCCGCTTGCTCCAGTTGTTCCGCTAGAAGCGCCATTTGCGCCACTAGTACCATTTGAACCGCTTGCGCCGCTTGTACGGCTTGTGCCTGATGTTCCACTTGTTGCGCCGCTTGTGCCGCTAGAGCCATTAGAGCCGCTTAAGCCGCTTGTGCCGCTCGCGCCACTTGTACCGTTTGTAGTGCCACTTGCGCCGCTTGTGCCGCTTGTACCATTGCGGCCACTTGTGCCATCAGCGCCGCTTGTGCCGTTTGTGGTGCCGCTTACACCAGATGTGCCGCTTGTGCCATTACGGCCACTTGTGCCGTTTGCACCGCTAGTGCCACTAGAAGCTGCATTAACGCCGCTTGTTCCACTAGCGCCATTTATACCAGACGTACCATTTGCACCGCTTGTGCCACTTGTAACGCCTGTGCTTACACCAGATGTGCCACTTGTGCCGTTACGACCGCTTGTGCCGTCTGCACCATTTACGCCACTTGTTGTTCCGCTTGCGCCGCTTGTGCCGCTTGTGCCATTGCGACCGCTTGTTCCGTTAGAGCCGCTTGTACCGCTTGTGACACCCGTACTTACGCCACTTGTGCCGCTTACAGAGCCATTAACACCAGAAGTTCCATTAGAGCCGCTTGTTCCACTTGTGACGCCCGTACTAACACCAGCTGTACCGCTTGTACCGTTACGACCGCTTGTACCATCAGATCCGCTTGTTCCACTTGTAACTCCTGTACTTACTCCGCTTGTGCCACTAGTAGAACCATTGCGACCGCTTGTACCATCTGTGCCACTTGAGCCGCTAGTACGACTTGTGCCTGATGTTCCACTTGTTGCGCCGCTTGTGCCGCTAGAACCATTAGAACCGCTATCGCCGCTTGTACGGCTTGTTCCGCTTGTGCCGCTGGATGCACCGCTTGTACCAGCAGTTCCATTTGAACCGCTTGCACCGCTTGTTCCACTAACACCACTTGTGCCGCTCGCGCCAGTTGTGCCACTTGTAACGCCAGCGCTTGAGCCGCTTGTACCACTTGTACCATTACGACCACTTGTGCCATCAGCGCCGTTTACGCCACTCGTTGTTCCACTTGCGCCGCTTGTGCCGCTTGTACCATTGCGGCCACTTGTACCATCAGATCCACTTGTGCCGCTTGTGATGCCTGTACTTACACCGCTTGTACCACTAGTAGAACCATTACGACCGCTTGAACCATCTGTGCCACTTGAGCCGCTAGTACGACTTGTACCTGATGTTCCACTTGTTGCGCCGCTTGTACCGCTAGAACCATTAGAACCGCTATCGCCGCTTGTACGGCTTGTTCCGCTTGTGCCGCTGGATGCACCGCTTGTACCGCTTGTACCATTAATACCGCTTACGCCGCTAGTTCCACTTGTACCACTTGTACCACTTGTACCACTCGCGCCTAAGCTTAAACCACTTGTGCCACCGCCAGCGCCACTTGTGCCACTTGTTCCAGTTGTTCCACTTACACCGCTTGTGCCACTTACACCAGTTGTACCGCTAGATGCGCCGCTAGTTCCACTTGTGCCATTAACGCCACTTACACCGCTTGTGCCACTTACACCAGTTGTACCGCTAGATGCACCGCTAGTTCCACTTGTGCCATTAACGCCACTTATACCACTAGTTCCACTTGTACCAGTTGTACCGCTAGAATTTCCACTTGTACCAGCAGTTCCATTTGAACCGCTTGCGCCACTTGTTCCACTCACACCACTTGTGCCGCTCGCACCAGTTGTACCGCTAGATGCGCCGCTTGTACCACTAGATCCATTTGAACCACTTGCACCACTTGTACGACTTGTACCGCTTGTACCATCAGTGGCTCCATTAACTCCGCTAGTACCATTTGTGCCGCTTGTTCCACTGGTGCGGCTTGTACCTGATGTGCCGTCAGAAATGCCACTTGTTCCGCTAACACCATTTGTACCACTTGAACCACTAGTGCGGCTTATGCCTGATGTACCGCTTGTTGCGCCGCTTGTACCAGCAGTTCCGTTAGAGCCGCTTGCCCCGCTTGTACCGCTCACACCGCTTGTGCCGCTCACACCAGTTGTTCCGCTAGATGCGCCGCTTGTGCCGCTAGTTCCATTTGAACCGCTTGCACCACTTGTACCGCTTGTTCCAGTTGTACCACTAATTGCGTTTGTACCGCTTGTACCATTAGAGCCGCTTGCGCCACTTGTGCCACTTGTTCCAGTTGTACCGCTGATGCCATTTGTGCCGCTTGTACCATTAGAGCCACTTGCACCGCTTGTGCCACTTAAACCGCTAGTACCGCTCGCACCAGTTGTTCCGCTAGATGCTCCGCTTGTACCGCTAGTGCCATTAGCGCCGCTTACACCGCTAGTGCCACTTGTGCCGGTTGTACCGCTAGAATTTCCACTTGTACCGCTTGTGCCATTAGAACCACTAGCGCCACTTGTTCCACTAGTTCCACCAGTACCACTAGTACCACTAACTGCATTAGTGCCATTTGTACCATTAGAACCACTTCCTCCACTTGTGCCACTTGTTCCAGTTGTGCCGCTTACGCCACTTGTGCCGCTCGCACCAGTTGTGCCGCTAGATGCGCCGCTTGTGCCGCTAGTTCCATTTGAACCGCTTGCACCACTTGTACCGCTTGTTCCAGTTGTTCCGCTAGAATTTCCACTTGTGCCAGAAGTTCCATTTGAACCGCTTGCGCCACTTGTTCCACTTGTACCAACTGTACCAGCTGTTCCACTAATTGCACTTGTACCGCTTGTACCATTAGAGCCGCTTGCGCCACTTGTGCCACTTGTTCCGGTTGTACCACTAATTGCATTTGTACCGCTTGTACCATTAGAACCACTAGCGCCACTTGTACCGCTTGTTCCGGTTGTGCCACTAGAAGCTCCACTAGTACCGCTTGTTCCATTAGAGCCACTTATTCCACTTGTGGAACTAGCTCCGCTTGTACCGCTTGCGCCTCCAGTTCCGCTTGTTCCATTGGAGCCACTTATTCCACTAGTACCACTTGCACCAGTTGTTCCGCTAGAATTGCCACTTGTACCACTTGTACCATTAATTCCACTTATACCACTAGTTCCACTTGTGCCAGTTGTACCAGCTGTTCCACCTGTACCATTAGAGCCACTTACACCACTAGTACCACTTGTTCCAGTTGTACCGCTAATTCCATTTGTACCACTTGTACCATTAGAACCACTTGCGCCGCTTGTACCACTTGTTCCTGTTGTGCCACTAATTGCATTTGTACCGCTTGTGCCATTAGAGCCGCTTGCACCACTTGTACCGCTTGTACCGCTTGTGCCATTTATACCGCTTACAGCACTTGTTCCACTTGTACCGTTAGAGCCGCTTGTGCCACTTGTACCGCTTGTACCACTTATACCGCTAACTGCATTTGTACCACTTGTGCCATTAGAGCCACTTGTACCGCTTGTACCATTCGTCCCACTCGTTCCAGAAGTTCCATTTGTCCCAGAAGACCCGCTTAATCCAGAAGTACCACTTGTTCCACTAATTCCAGAAGTACCATTCAAACCGCTTAAAGCAACGATATTCCAAGTGGTTCCATCGCTAGCTAAAGTAACAGAAGTATATTGTGGTAAATAATAATTATTTAATCCATCAATCTGACCAAGAGAAGTTCCATCAATTATAACTTGTCCACTGCCTTTGTTTTTAATTACAAATTGTCTACCAGCATTAGAAGAAGCAGCGATAAGAGTAACTGTTGACGAAGATGAAGAATTTATAACAACAACATCATCGTCAGTTGTAATTTGATAATTTGTTGTTTCTATTGAAACGTTTCTTACGATAGCTTCTGCGGATAATGTTGCCCCAACATTAAAAGAACCAGAAACGTAATGCTGACCAGTTCCGTTTAATTCAAGAAGGTCAGTATTGTGCCAAACTCCAGATCCAGTATGATAAGCGAGAATTGAATTATCAGTTGGTGCAATTATCTTAACGTCATGAAGCTCTTCTAGCTCATAACCGTTTTGAACTCTTACATAGAGTTGGCCATTTCCATTGTTAGCTTTTTCAACAACACCAATGAACACCATATGATATGGCGCTTGCGGTTTTGTTACAGTTAGTGAACCAGGTGTTGTTCCTAGCCAAAGAATATCGCCATCATTATAAGCTGCAAGACTTAATCCGTCTACAACGCCAACGCTTTTTACATAACCAAGTTGTCCAGCAGCGATATTTTCAATTACAACACCAAGAGTTTTTGACGAAGTTGCGTCAGAAAGATTTGAAGCTAATTTTACTGTGGCCTTATCGCCTTGCGCACCAAACAAGTAAACAACTTCGCCTTTAGAAATTACTCCCGTTTCAGCATTTCTGACATAAGCTACTAAATCTTGCCCTAAATTAGTTGTGGCTCCCCCAAGTAAACCTAATTCTAAAGAAGCTTGATCATCATTCCATAAAAGCTGGGCGGGATTAGAAACAAGCCCTAATCCAGTATTAAAAGTTATTGAATTAAAAACTCCACTGTTTCCCGTAACAATTCCAGTAAAAGCGCCAGTAATATTATTAGCGTTTAAATAATACGAGCCATCAAAACCGTCTAATTTATCAGAATCGGCTGCTTTGCCAGTTGTACTTAAGTACAAGCCACTTAAATTAAGATCATTTATAACCCCAGTAGCATCAACTACTTGGAAGTTAATCTGAGAAGTGCCTGTGCCTAAATAGTACTTGCCCATATTCCTTTTATGTTAATTTTAATTTGCTAAATATTAAGAAACAACTGAGCTTATTACACTCGCTGTCCACTTAATATTCGCTGCATTTTCTCCTTTAACCTGCAATTTTAACGAATCATTGGTGTTGTCTCCATCAACAAAAACTTCCCAAACACCATTTGAATCGTCGCCTAATTTTATAACGTGAGCCGCGCCAACTAAAGCAGTGTTTCCTGCTTTATTAGCGACGAGACAGTTATAAGACCAAGAAGCCGCTTTCGCATTAGCTGAATCAAAAGCTGTAATATTTCCTTTAAATGCAACAGCACTGTTGCTGGCCAAAGTTATTCTACCATTTGTTCCGTTTAAGAACATCTCGGTTGTTGTAGAATTTGAAGTATTGCAATAGACCACAAAATGATCAGACTTTGCTTGAGCGGCTCCAGAAACCGTAATTCCACCAACTACAATATCATTTGATGTTGACGCTCCATTTGTCGTGGTCGCATCCAAAGTTAATTCCGATGTAACTGGTATGTTATAATAAGTTGAACCATCGTTGGTGAATGTCCAACGATCTGTCCCCTCATTCCAAATCAATAATGTGTTGGTTTGAGTTCCACGCTCAACTTCAATACCTGCGTTTTCACTTGGAGCAGATCCAGTAAAATCTCCATTGAGGAGAACAATGCTATCTCCGACAGAAACAATGTTGCTTTCAATTGTTGTTGTTGTACCTTGAACTGTAAGATTACCTGTAATTACCAATCCACCATCAAGTCTTAAAACATTTGCGTCTGATTTATAGAGAGAAACTTTTCCAGTATCATTTGGACCAAACACAAGACCATCAGAACCAGTAACTGCATTTACTAAAACAACCGGACCAGCATTTATAGTAACTGTATCAGAAGAATCACTACCTAAAGTAACATCACCACTTACAATAAGATCTTTTCCGATTATGATTCCATTTGTTGTTCCGCTTCCGCTATTTGTTACGCTTTGTAGATCTCTCTCAAGAGCTTGATTAATGAGAGGTCTCAGCATTCCAGAGAGATTGTGAACAGCAGCTTCACTAGGAGCAGTAGTTGTTACTCCGCTTTGAATTTGATCGCGAACAATAACAGCTGTTGTACCAGTTGCACTTAAAACGTGGCCAAAAGTATCATAGGTAAAACTAATTCCAGTAATTGCAGATCCAGCAGCAGCATTAACGGAAAGATCAGCTACGCTAGAAGTATCTGTATGAGATAAAACAATCGCATCACTTGAAACAGAAAGATCTAATCCTTCTCCACCAGAAATTGTGACGCTATCTACGAAAGAAAGTCCACTAACTCTGCCTGTTAAATTGATAGCTGCAATATCAGTCCCAGTTGATAAAGCTGACAACTGATAAAGGCCACCGGCATTTGTATACAAATACCCTGATAATCCAGTACCAAAATCAAAAACGGCTTTATTGCTTGGAGTAGTACCTGTTGTATTACCAGTTACGCTCTGTTCTATAAAGTGCTGCTTTACGTCAGCTGCTACTGTTGAAGCGTCACCAGTTCTGAAATCGATCTGGTTACCGTTGGTTACTCCTGTATAATATATTGCCATTTTTAAATTCTCCCGTTATAATAATTTACACGATTTTCTATTTTACCTCTACTAAATTTAGATAGCCAACCCAATGAATTGTTGTTGCGGCTTTTCCTACGACATCTACCTGTAGATATCCATATGAAGTGTTTGCTGAAACTGAAACGCCTCCAGTGCCTATTTCGTCTACAATATTTAAAACAGTGCATTTACCAACGATTTGCGTAAAACCTGCACTAGCGCCTTTTTTAATTGCACCATCAATATTAAATATTGCTGTATTATTTGAAGTATCTTTTGCTATCACCCTTAACTTAAAGTACCAAGAAGTATTGTCTGGTAATGAAAGTTTTTTTGATGTATTTGTAAACTGCAATTCGTATGTTGAAGCATCTGTAGTTTCTCTTTTTAAGATATACTCTGAAAATTGAGCGTCACCATTCGTTGAAAAATTTCCATCAGAAATTACTCTTAATCCAGTTAAATAATTATTGTATCCAGTTCCTTGTAAAACTGTTCCACTTACATGTACATTTTTTTCGAAATAAACATCGTTACTCGGATCAAAATTATTTTCAATAAGTCCACTAATATTAGCATACTGTCCACTTGTTAAGTGATAATATTGTCCACTTGCTCCACCTTGTAAGTCAATAGAAGAATTATGAAGCAGGAAATCAGTTTCTACTACTTCTATAACTCCTGTTTGACTGCTAACTTCTACCACTACAATTTCAGACATGGTGTTATAGAGTTGTAATGTTTTCTTCTACTGAGACAGTACCCTTTAAAATTTTTTGTATAACTCCATTTGAATACTGCGCAAAAACGTCATACTTCAACGTACCAACGTGCAAATTAGCAGTTTGATTCGCCGTTAAAGAAAGTTTGATAATTCCAGAGGCTGGGGTAATTTTAGTTACCGTAAATGAAACAATAGCAGGGAAGTAATAATCTTGTTTTATCTCAGCGTCTATAGTCGCATTGGTAACATCAATAGCTGTTCCATTGCCGTCTTTTAACGCCAAACTAACATCAAAAGTGGCGTTCCTTTCTATAGAAATATTATAAGTTGCTGCGGACATAGTTGCGCCTTTTCCCTTTTAAATTTACACAAAACTATGCCTTAAAGATAAAGTAAAAAAATAATTATTATCTATTTCTTATGCGCCTGTTCCAGTAAGAGTTAAAACATCACTAACCATTGTTTTAGCTACAACTTGAGTTGGAGCAGCTTTATAAAAATTATATGCATAAACTAATTTATTCATCTCTTCTAAATGATCTTTAGATAAAGCTCTAAATTGTTTGCTAACTTCGTTGCTATTTATAAATGTGACAGAAGAATCTTCGTCTGAAACTGAAACGATATTTCCTGATGGAGATGTGCTTCCAATTGTTTTTATCGCATTTCTAGACTTCTTTTTATAAAAATGAGAAAGATAGAGATGCTTAAAAATATCAATTTCTTCTGTACTTAAATCAATTCCAGTGCCGCTATGAGAAGTATAAATTAAATTATTTAATTCTCCTATATTGGCCTGTAGCCAACCAGATATGACGCTTATATTAGTTTGAGACGTATCCGCATCAAACTCATAAAAGAATATACCACTAGCTATTTGTCCGATGTTAGCCATTTAAAACTTTCATCATTTTTTCTTTTTGTTCTTTTGTGAACAGTTCTTTAGTCTGCGGTTGGGGAGAAAAGTAACCTCTAGATTGTACGTTCTGAGTATCAAATTGACGCAAAAGACGGGTTTTGATAGCCGCCATGCTACCTGATGTATCTACTTTAAGTTTACGGGCAAAATCTTGAAGTTGTAACTGGGTCATAGCGTCGAGATTTTCTTCAAAAATTTTACGATTAGCTGTGCCAAAAACATTAACTTCTTTAATACCTAAGATAATTTCTAATTCTTTGACTTTTGATCGATATTCTGGCGAATTTTTATCATTGATAGTATTAAGCTCTTCTAATAAGCTCGCTTTGCCAACTTCAGTAGATTGTCCAGTTGAGATTTCCATAGTAAATACTATCGTAACATTTACACTTTTCTATTTTATAAATGAAATAAAAAACCCGCCTCTTTCGAGGCGGGTTCTTTAGAAGGTTTTAACCTTAGACGATCTTGCCTACGAGGGCGCGAACGTCGAGAACTACACGGCCTTCCTCAAGGGAGCCGAAGTAACCGATCTTGTTCTGACGGATGCTGTATTGATCATCAGCAACCAGATTGAACTCAGAGTTCGAATCTGGATCTGTTGCTACGACGCGGAGCAGTGAGTCACGGCTGCGGTCGATACCAACAAGAATTTCTGTTGTAGAACCGTTGAACTGAGCGGAGCCACTTCCAGCAGCTGTTGTATAGTTTGTTGACGCAGCAGCTGTGTCGAAGATGGTGTTGAACTTCTGACCAATACCGAGTTCATTGAACTCAAGGATATTAACACCGTAGAAGCTGGGGATACCAGCGCTATTGTAGATAGCTGTGCGCATTTCATCAGTAGCGGCGATACCGTTCTCGCTTCCGTTACCGGCGGTGCCAGCTACGGAGGGAGAGCCTTTGGTATTAATTGGGTTATAAGCCATAGCACGAATCTGCTCGGTGACCTCTGGGGAAACCAGAAGGTCAGTCAGGCCAGCGCGTGAACCAGAGGCAGGTGTTCCCTTGGCCCATGATGTGTTGATGCGCTTTGCCAGAGTGAGGAGTTCGTTAAGGTCAGCGAGAAGGAAACGGCCAGCAACGTTAGCGCGCTGAACGTGTTTCTTGCTGTTTGTCTCTGCGTTAGCGAGAGCAGTCATGGCCAATGTGGCAGAAGTACGCTCCTGCTTGAGCAGGATTTCCTGTGCCATACGGGTGAATGTCTTAGCTACAACGTCCATGCGATGCTTTGCAGCATAACGACGGTCGAAGGAGAGGGCGCTGTCCAGTGTGTAGGTGGTCAGCTTCATCTCGGAGACTGTGGGGAGAACCTGATTGGTGGGAAGACCACCAGCTACGGACTGTGAGTATACAGTGATGTAGTCCTCGTCAGTTACGTCGTAGTACAGGTCGAGAGGAATGCTGGGATTATCATCAGCGTTGTATGAGAGGCTGGTGAACAAATTGCTCAGTGTAGGAGCATTGTTAATAACCTCTGCAAGAACGGGTCCGATGAACTCAGCGAGTGCGACTTGAGCATCATAAGCAACAGTGCGATTGCGACTAGCCATTGCTTTGATAAGCTCAATCTGTTCTGGGGTGCGCTTTAATGTGATTTTCATTTAAGTAGTTTCCTTTCTTATTACATGCGCAGACCGATTACTGCGAAGTTACCTGCATAAGCGTCAGTAACGCTTGTGAGCGAGGTGCGTGAACCTGTGCCGAGAACGATGCCGAGTTTACCGTCATCAGTGTGGGCGCAGCCAGTGATCTTGCCGCCGTTTTCGGAAAGCTTGAAGCCCGAACCGACAGTAAGAGTTCCGTCAATCGCATTAGCAGAGAGGGTGAAGATACCGCGAGTAGCGACTGGAACGGCTTGGCCGGGCAGTACGCACATAAGCTCTTCAGCCTTCTGGCGATAATAGAGAAGTTTTTCACCGTTCTCGTCAAACTTTGCAGTTTGACGGAGTGTGAGTCCAAGGCAGTTAGTCAAGTCGCCAGAGGCGGCTGGAGTAACTTTAAGATTTACCTTGGGGTATTGATTAACACCGACATGAGGGAAGTCGGTCTTGCCGAGATAAGAGTCGGAAGCGTATGAAACAGGGTCAAGGTCAAAGTTGCCAGCGGAAACTTTAACGAAGACTCCTGCGTCACCAGTTCCAACGCCGGTTACGTTTTCGTTGACAGCTGCGTCAACGAGAGCGTACATATTTACCACATCATTGTCGTCGTATTGACGGAATGGTAGGAGACGATTTGCCATATTAGTTGTCCTTTAATTGTTTGTTACAGTTAATTTTTATTATTTAGAATAGCTTACGCTAATATTTTCGCGAGAGAAAGCTTTTGCGAACTTCTCACGGAAAGACTGCTCGACAGCGATTTTGCTATCGGGGGCCTTATTGGTGGCTGTAGCATTATCTAATGCGGCAGCGACATCAGCCTTTTTCTCTTCCTCTACCTTTACTTCGGCAGTGGCAGAAGCTTTGCTGACTTCTTTAAGACGAGCCTCAACTTGCTCAGAGATTTTCTTTTCAATCTCGGCGGCTTGGGCTTTGATAAACTCTTTATTCTTGTGCTTCCATACGGTAGCGAACTTCTCTTTGTAAGAAGCAAAAGCCTCTTCTGTCGCCTCAAGAGCTTGAACTTCGCCAATGATAAGTTTACGGTCGTCATCGTTGAGTTCATAAGCGGCGTCGAGTTCACCAACACGGGCATTAAGACGAGCTACAGCCTCTTCTTGCGCTTGGGCTTCTTTAATTTTATTAAGCTCTTCTTGTGTTTTGGCAAGTTCTGCCTTCATTGATTCTACTGAAGCGACTGTCTCATTGTAAAGCTTCTCGGCTTTGTCTTTAGCGGCCTTCTCAGCTGCAATGGAGTCGCGATACTCTGCGTCCTTCTGTTTGATAGCTTCAGCGAAATGGCTGGTCATTGAAGCGACAGCCTCTTCGCCAAATTTCTTTTCAAGAAGAGCAGACTTTAACTCTGTGATAAGTTTTTCTAAGTCCATATGGTTTATTGTTTTTACATTTTTTATCTGTAAAATGGAATTTGATTTTTTATTCGTTAAAAATGCACTGACTTCTTCGATGCAATTTTCATTAGCTTCAACCTCTTCATTTTTCTTTTCGTCCTCTTGAACAGAAAATGACGGAGCATCTTCAAATGCTACAACACCATTGACTTGCGCGGCTGGATTAGTTGTGAAACCCCCGCCTAAAGGATAAATCTCTCCAACTATTAATCTGTAAACCGGAGTTCCATCTTTTAATTTACCGGCTCCACCTTTTGCTTTTAAAAATTGAGAAAATTCTTGAATTTGTTTTGGATCTGTGATAATATCAGCCTCTTTTAAAGACTGACTTCCAACTGCTAAATAATAATTACTAAAACCAATTTCCCAACTCGCAGAAATAGAATTGTAAAAAGAATCTTTTGGATCAGAATTTCTTAGCATTAACGATGTAAATTTTTTGTCAACAGTTTTATAAATAACACCGGCAACTGATAGATAAACAGGATCAAGAGTTTTACCAACTTCCTCTTCTGTTAAAAATTTATTATCTCCAATTCTATTGAAAGAATAATTTGTAATGTGTCCGATTACACGTTCTTTGTTGTGTTCAATATTAAGATACTTATTCATGAAACGCTTTGCAATCTTTGATGCAGTAGCGCCAGAAATACCATCGCCGTTGTTATTGATCATGTTTGGAACGGCGAGATTAAAAGAAACCCCGAGAAGATCAGGATTATCTTCAAAATCTATTTTTGGAGAAAGTTTTTTTAATTCATCCAAAGAAGCTTTGGAGATTTTAAAACGTTCGTCCGAAATACCATAACAAGCGACAGCAACATTGTCCAAAATCGTGCTATACTTGAATGCCATATTTTATTTTACAGCAGAATGATGCAAAATGGCCGCAGAATATTCATCGAGTAAAAATTCGTCAGCTGTATCAAGAACAGATTTCATTGGTTGCAATCTTTCAATTTCATCAAGATTAGCCATGCACTTTTGAACATTTGTTACCCAATCTTGTCTTGAACTTGATGCAATAACCTTCTTGCATAAATTTACTATATTTGATTTTTGCTCTTCGCTTAAAGAAGCTACGGCAAATTTTTTAGCAGCGAAATCCTCTGCTGCTTTCATAAAAGCATCTATCTCGTAAATTGTTGTTTGAATATCTTTTCTTGATGCTGTAGCCCCTAAAGGTCTTCCTGCTCCAGATTGTGTCGGAGCAGCAGTTGGAGCAGCCGCTGTAGGATCAGAAGATTCTGATTGAATCATTGGAACTCCACCAACAATTGGATTGTAATATCCTTTTTCTCTATCCGAGACGAACTTTTGCTGCGCGGGCGCGAGGTCAGTTGGGTCTGGAAGTTTGCCGTTATTAATTGATTCGATACCTTGTTCTGGAGTAAGAACACCAATCTCCATTAAACGACTGATTGTTCTCATGTATTGAGTTTCATCCTTCAAATCAATTTCAGTAAATTTGGCAGTTGGCCAAGAACGAAAGCCTAAATCTTTTGATATGCGAATAATTTCTGGCTGAAGAACATCGTTAAGAAATGCATTTCTAACTTCTTTTAAACGCTCCATGAAAAAGCTAATTTTCGCACTTTGACCATTATACTTTTCGTTTCCGAGCATAACGTTCATCAAACCTTCTTTAATATCTTCGTTTAGAATTTCGTATTTTTCTCTACCTACAACTTTTTTCAAATCAGGGATAACAAAGTCCGCTCTAGTTGTATAATCTGAAACAAGAACGCGACCGACGCTTTCATTCATAAATAAGTTTTGCATGGCAGTCATATTCGCGGGATTAATACCGCCTTTATCTGGCTCCGCTCCCATCGTAATCAAAAGAATTACATTCTCTACAGTGCGGGCAATTGCTTGATCAATGCGTTTTAGTTCAATCTTTGCGTTAATATCTTCAAGAACAGGATAAGCAAAAGGAACTGCAAATGGCTCGTAATCTTGTTTTTTGTAAAAAGAATAAAGCAAATACTTTGGATCAAGTTTCATTTTCAAACCATCTCTAAAATATTGCTTACCTTTAATTTGTTTTTGAATTTCTGGATCAAATCCATTAAGAAGCTCAACATCCGCATCATCTTTAGGATTTTTTAAACGCTCAAGCTCGTATTCAGAAAGAATTTTTTCGTAAACGGCCTCTGCAAATGAGCTAGATATTTTAGCAACAATATCATATGGATTAATTAAAATATAACGAAGAGGGACTTTATTATTCTTAATTCCATTTTCGCTCAAACCAGAAAGTAGCTTAAAATCTTCTGCATTAAACTTACCGTCAATTCGATAAAGAAAAATATTTCCACTGCGATAATACTCGCGAAAATACTGATCTTTTAATTTCCAAAGTTTGATTTTATCAAACCATTTTTGAAAAAATTCTCTACTTCTTTCAGTCCCACCTTCAAGATAAACATCCGTATTAGCAAACTCAGTAGCTATATCTATAGTATTTCTAACTATCGCGACATTAGCATAAGCTTTTTGGCAAAGCATAATTGCGTCTCTTATATCTACTCCGTCTTTTGTATATTCATATGGCAGAATGCCTTGGCTCAGTAAAGAATAGCGACCGACATGAATATCTGTTCCGTTTCTGGGAATTCTTGTTTTTGTAGGCGAATCTGTTTGCGTTGACCTAACAGAAGCATTTGAAACCTCTTTGTAAAAAGGCTCACCCATAAGTTTTGGCTCATAAGAGGCTTGCGAAACTTGAACTGGCTGAATTTTATTAAACCTTGTCCAATAATCAGACTTTTTGTTATATTGACGAGCCATTTTCTTATATTAAAAGTTACACCAAAAGTCTCAAAAGTACTTTAATTTTCTATAGCTAGAATGTCATCGTCCGAACAATATTTGACTTCTTTACATATCATTCGCCCATTTTGATCGGTTATTTCGAATTTAACTATATCGTTAATCGCCAGTGAACTTCCAGTTAGCCAAACATCTTTTTGAGTTAAAAAAGAATTATCTAATTTAGAATTTAAATAAATCTTAACGTTCAAAACTAAAGATTTAGAAAAATTGTAAAAAAATGGCTGAATAATACCAT